CCTCCATTAGGAGGGCAACTGGCGCTTCTTGGCTTCCATCATAAACAGCGCTGGCATAGTACCTGTATGCCCTTCCTATTCTAAGGTTGGCATTAGTCGAGTCGTAAGAGTTTACCGAGTCAAGAGTCGTAGTGGTATCGCTGGTGGTATCGCTTGCTGGCGGGAGGCCAATGAATACGCGGTCAGTTATTGTCCCGGCATCACTAATGCACCACCCAAAAGCATCGCTTGTAATAGTCGCATCTTCTACCAGATAGTCACCGGACGCTATGCTTTTGTTAGAGTTGCCACCGGATATGTCAGCTTGCCCAGTGTACACCTTGCCAGCCCAAAGCGGCTTATCGTCTGACGAGCTAGTCCCGCCCATCCCGACGTGTATGGCCTGACCGGACGAAGCCATGGCGGGGGTCTTGCCATTCGCTTGGTTACTGGTCAGCTCAGCTGTAACAATCTTGTTGGCGTGGTCAAACGAAATGATCTTGAGGTCGCCACTAGTTGCGCTGTAGGATACCCCTGTATTGCCGTCCTCGAACAGCTCCACTTCTGCCCCGCCAGCATGATCGCCGGTATAATTATCGTCGTTGAGCAGGCCCACAAAGCTGGCGTCCTGCGTTACGATGTCTAGGTTCTCTGCGTAATACGCTGCGCCCTCAGGAAGGTCGTGGGCGTCAGTTACGCCAATAACGCCGTCGAAGCGCTTAATGTGTACTCTTTCCTTAGGCATGGGCTAGCTGGTTTCGTGCTAGCATAAGTTACGAAATATAGACCCAACTATCGCACACGCCTATTCAGCCAGCCATACACAAATCGTTCGTCCTTTTCTCGCTTCTCTGCTAGTGTTATGTAGTGATGCCCCTGAAGGCTGTCTATTGCCTTCACAAGGACAACCGAGTCATACCTGAGGTGCAGGTATGCCGAAAGCGCTTCGAGCGTCTTGGGGCCAATACGGCCGTCTGGCACGAGGTCGTCGTAATACTTGCCCTGATTGTTCAGGACGGACAGGGATCTTTGTAGCCACTTAGACGCCAGCGCGGCCCCAACATTGACCCCTGTGTCAAACAGCTCCTTGGCTAGTTCTTCGTCTAGGTCGGCTACTCGGTGGAAGTTGGGCTTAACCCAATACTCTTTATAGTATATCTCCTTGGCCTTTTCGAGAGGCAGCTGGCTCATGTCGCCGTGGTATCCGTTCTTCTCGGCAACGGCCTTGGTGATACCATACATGGTTGCGCCGCCGCTGTCGGCAGCGTCGTCACTAAACAGGCCCTCGCTCTCCAGCGTATGAGCCAGAACATACGAGAATACCGCGTCGGTCATTTGCGCTTCTTGGCTGTCTTCTTGGCCTTCTTAAATGCTGCAGCCGTAGGCGCACCCTTGCTACCGGGCTTGCGCATCTTCTCCCCGCTGCCAGCCTTGATGCGCTTGCGCTTGGCGTGGATGTTGGCGTACAGTCCCTTCTTTGCTGGCATTACTTTTTCTTTTTCTTTTTAGCGGCCATGGCCTTCTTAGCGGCAGCCTTTCCAGCCTTGGTGTATGCGTATTTCTTTTTTCCTACCTGTGGCATATTCGTTTACCTGCATAAAACAACGCCCGGCCAACCAAGGCGGCTGACCGGGCATTTGGTTATCCGTTGTTGTCTTCGGTCTGGGGCTTACCCTCTGGGATAAACATAGCTGCTACTGCAGCCAGCGCCGTGACGGCCTCCCATACAACCTGAAGCTCTTCTACCCCGATTGGAAGGAACTGGGCAATGATGGCAAGACCGGCCCATGTAGATGCCTCTTTGAGGCGATTGAGTAGTGTTTTTACCATTTGTTGATTCGCTGTTGGCAGCGTCGTTGGTGGCTTGATGCCGTTGGTCGGAAGCTGTTCCGGTTTCAACGGAGTGATTTTCTTGATGTCCATATCACCACATCTTGCAGGACCAGTACCGTGCGGTAAACTTGTCCTTGGCTGTGTGGCAGCGGTGTCTAGCGCGAAAGCTTTTGCGCCTAGCAGGGTCGCTCTTCTTGATGGTCATGTTCGGATCACCAAAGCGAACCAGCTTGACCTGATCTCCTTTCTTGGCTAGGACTGCAAACTTCTTGCTGGCCCCCGGCGTGCGCTTGGGCTTATTGAAACCAGAGAAGGTCTCCCCTGCATACTGCAGCTTGCCGCTTGGCGTTCTCTTTACTTTGCTGGCGCTAGGCATGGCTTATAGGCATTGCTGGTAGGGCTGGTCTTCCATCTCCGCTACCTGCAGACACGTCATCATGCGTATCTCTCTCTCCAGCGAGGCCATCTTGTCCTCTATAGCACCAACGCTCTCCTGCATGCGGATGTCTGCCGCCTCTAGGGCTGTTACCCGCTCGGGTAGATTCTGAAACCCAGACAAGGCAAAGCCAATGGCGATAAGCCCGGCAATGCCAATCAGGATAGCTCTTCCCGCCTTTACCGTGTCTGCTGTTTGTTCGAGAGCGTCAATCATCTTTGCGCTTGTTGGCATTGGTGCTAGCACAATATACCAAACGTGTTAGTTGTTGTCATCAGGAGAAATGAGCCACCCAATGAAAGATTCTTCCTCCCCGGTGATACCATCAAACGTCTCTGTGTATCGCTCGGGAATAAGGTGGGGATCCATCTCGTATGTTTCCTCCTTGAGGAACTTCTCAAATCGCTCGCGGAAGCCGGGGTCGTTCGTCGGCAGGCTTCCATTTATATCCCAACCATTGTCTTGCGCATCAGCCTGAAGCCACTCTCGAATGTCTTCGATGCACTCGCTCATCTTCCTGATGTTGCGCTTGATGGCGTACTTGACCTTTCCGACGGTTGACGTCTTGTAAATCTTCTCTAGCACTCCCTGTGCGTTGAATACGAGGATATATGGAACTTTCATTTCCTTTTGCTGCTGCTGGCTCGTTTGTATCCTGATGAGTAGGCGGCCTTGGCTACTTCCTCTGCTTTTTTCTTGGTAGGAAAGGGGCCCTTGCTGCCCCACATCCACCCCTTTGCTGTTTTGCGTATTGGCATTACGTAGTCGCTGGATCTACCGGGTCTGCTGGATCGACAGGGGCTGCGTCCCACGGGGTTCCGTCGATATAGACCTCTCGCTTACGGCGGTCAATCTCGATCATGACAGCAAGCTGGCGCTCCATCTCGTCTTTGTCCACCTCGCCGTATACCCATGCCAGCACGTCCGACTCCAGTAGATCGTCAAACGGGATGAATCCAGATGCAGCCGGGTCCGGGGCAAAGTCACACTTACCTCCAATGGTTGCTGGCATGTCAATGCCAATCGGCGTTTGAATTGCGCTGTCTTCGTCGACAGCCTTCCACACAACGGTGACGACACCACCAGTGGACTGCTCCCGCGTCATGGACTCTACTGACCACTTAATAGCCATGGATCTCTCTATTGGTTAAAGTTTGGGTTAGGCACAATCAGCATTGCCTTGAATGGGTACGAAGTTCCCTCTGCAGCATTTAGCGTATATGACATGCGATAAAAAACGCCGTTAGAAACACCGGATGTTGAGTGCGGATCAATGACCCCATCGCTATTAACGGCGGTAGAGTGCGACTGGAGTGTATATGATCCAATCCACGTTTCACCATCCATTGACCACTCAAGATCAAACTGGGTGCTTGAGCTAGAGATGGAGTCTGGTCCATCCCAGATCCAGTGAATATGGGTGCCCGGGCGAAATGTAAAAATGGAGCTCCTATGCGTTGTAGAGGTGCTTGAACCAGTATTACCCGTCCACTCAATAATCTCTTCGCCGTATGCGCCTTTGAATTTATTTGTAGCCATTGTTATGCCGTTGTGGTTACGCGGTTAACGTGTCCAGTAGCACCATTGCCTTTTTCAATATCCAGCGCAGCCCTTTGGGCAGCTGTTGAATCGCTATAGTCTTCGTCAGAAGGAGTGTGCGATCCAAGCGAGCCCATAATTGCCTCACTGCTGCTGTTATAACCAGATCTGGTCAAAACCTGAAAATCGCTTGCTACTGGCATTTCTCCTGCTGGGGCATTGTATTTTTGACCCTCTAAATAATTACTGCTATTTGTAAAGTACAAAGCACTTGCGATTGAAGAATAGTGTCTGCCCCTTACACTACCTGTTGCATAAGATGGGGTTACTGATTCTGATGTCATTGTGGCTGTGTTGACTATCCCAGATTGCCCATCTGTAAGGCCAAACATTATATATCCATCTGATTCTAGGCTAGACAAGTATCCATAGGAAGAAGTATTAACAACAGAGGCAAAGCCGACAAATGTACTGGATGTTGAAACGCCTATTTGAGAAAGGTCAAGTTTCATCACTCCAGTTTGCCATGTAGACCCGTTATAATAACGGAAGCCTACGTAAGCATAATTATTTGCCTTATCGTACTGCGCTGTAAAATTACCAGATGTTGTGCTGTCGCCATCAAAAAAAGTTCCGCCTGAACTATAATCTGAAATCCCAGATTCTATTCCAAGATCAGCAAGACTGTACGTAGCATCAAAGTTTCCAGTTGAAAGGTCATAACGCCGAATACCTTGGTTGCTATAAAAAATATGATGATACCCAAGCGTTTCATCTATTGCCCACGTATGCTCCCTATACGATGTAGATCCAACGGTAAGTGGCTTGCTGTCATAGGTGAGCTGCCCGTTAGTTGCGTTGATTGTTGCCTTGAAAATATTTGAGTTATAATCACTGTAATACAAAACATTACCATCTACGTAAAGCTGAAAACAGTAATTTGAAAAACTTCCGTATGCAGCAGCATTAAAGCTCTGCTCTAAGCTTGGTGTTCCAGTCATATCAACTACGCTTATATAGCCATTTTGACCAGCAACATAAGCCCTTGAGCTTCCCGTGTGCTTTTCTGTAACCCACCCACCAGACGTAGATGTGCCTACTGTGCCCTCAGCATTAGTGTCAAGGTTTCTCCAAACAAGCAAAGTGCCTTTAGCACCAAAAAGCATATCATTGGTCCCATTATTCAATGTTCCCAATGAGTTTGGGTCATACCCCTGCCAGCTGCTATCAGTAAAAATTAATGAGTCTCTTGTCCATGCCTGTGTGTCTGGATCCCAGCCATACCACTTATCGTCGTTGTTCATCACGTAGATAAGATCATCTGCTGCATTATAAAAACAGCGGCCTTGCTGAACATTATCAACAATATCTCGCGTATTGGCGTAGTTTGTGATAACTCCAGCGGTTGTGATCTTTCCAATGTCGTAGCTCGCGTTGCCTCTAAACATCCAAAACTCATTACGCTCTGGACAGGCAACAACCTTGTAGGTGGATCTGGAATCAAATGGGCTTGATATTGATGTGCTAATATTTGTTATGGCCCCAGTAGATGTGTCTATTTGCTTCAAGCCTCCGTAGTAACTTGTAGTATAGGAGAAGTGAGCCAAGTAGAAGTTGCCATCAGCAAATGTATCTGCTGCATAAACCTGATAGGCATACTGGGGGCTACTGCCTGTTGCAACATAAGTTACAGTGTTATCAGCATTTAGAATCCATGTGGAAATTGGGTACGAAGCATCGCTTGAAAGCGTAACAAATACAGTGCTTGACACCTTGACCATGCCGTAGCAGTAGTTTCCAACTTGACTAACGCTGGTTGATGTAATAGTTGGGTTTACGCGATCAGTAAAGTCAATTACATATATCGGGTTGTTAGTAGCAGCAACGTACTTGTCTCCTATCCAGACATTGCCGTACTGCGAAGTTCCATCCTGGTATGACGAGCTATAAAAAACTACTTTGTTCTCATAAATGTCATGTACCCACCAGCCATCACCAGTGCTAGTGCTAATGCACATGGCAAGATGCCCAGTGTCAGGAAAATACTTGAAGGCCCTTAGATACCGAAAATCGGTAGGAGCGGTGTATGTACCCCAGTTAAAATCATCTACCGTTAAATACTTTGGAGTACCAGTCTGAAACTTGCTGTCATAAATAGCAATCTCATACGTTGAATTGCGAGAAATCGTTTGAACATGGTCGTTTGTTCGCTCTCCAGACGTTACATAGATAACAGTATTTGGTGATCCACCAGAAAGCTGAGCCTTGATTGTGTTTCCGGCTTGCACATTCTTGATCTCTACTGGTACAATGGAGCCACTAGATCCCATATACCTTTCTGGAAGCTCGTAGTCGTTTGTTCCATCGCTACGAAACAGCGTAACCTCACAGCGCGACACGCGGCCGAACTTCAGGTACAAAGTAATTGTATCCTGTGAGTTCGCTGGCACAGTATGAATAGTGGTTTTGGTGCTCCCAATGTATACTGGGTTGCCAAATGCGTCTGCTACGCTAAGTTTTTCTCGTGTAAACTCCTGTGCCATGCTAGTATCCTGCGAAAAGAGCGTTTGCTACTGGATTAAAGCCGCCGCCGCCGCCTGCTGCGTCCAGCGTCAGCGTACCCGCGCCGTCGTCATAAGTGAGCGTCATGTTCGTGCCAGCCGTTAGCAGCGTAGCAACCTGATCGTCAACGCCCTCTCCGAAATCTGTAATGTTTGATACGGTGTGCGTATGTGATGCTGCTGCGTACGCGCTGTCGGCATAATTTACCCAAGCCGAGCCATTATACCTAAGCAGATCCCCTGTGCTAGCAGACGTGATCGTAACGTCAGACACGTCATTAAGGGGACCAGCTGCGGCTGACGAGTTGATTGTCAGCGTACCCGCGCCGTCGTCGTATGAGAGAGACACGTTAGTACCGCCAACAAGAAGCGTGGCAACTTGGTCGTCAACAGACTCGGCAAAGTCGGTGACATCGGATGACGTGTGCGTATGCGACGCGGCAGCGTAGTTGCTGTCAGCGTAGTTCACCCACTCTGTGCCACTCCACCGCAGAACGTCCCCCGTGGTGATGCTGGTTTCCGTTACGTCGGACAGGTCGTCTAGCACAGCAGCAGAGATGCGAGCGTCAGCGCGAACGTCGGTGTAGTACAGATTGGTACTGCCCTCGCTGACGTCATCCGTGTCGAGAACAACGGTTCCGGTAAGGCTATTGACAGACGTTACGGCATCAGGAAACTGCAGCTCCGTGTAGTCGGCCATTGTGCCAGCCGTGCCGCCGTTATGCACGTACGTCTTGCTTTCGTCCGTACGGATAACGAGGTCTCCCTCCTGAGCAGTAAGGGCAAGCTGTGCGGACTGGCTGGCGACTACAAAAACGTCAGTGAGAGCCAGAGCTGGTAGCTGTGCCGACGGAACCTTGCCGGATCCGTCAAGGCTAGCCACGCCGTTTGCTAGCGCCTTGTCGCTAATCTGGCTGCTAGCAATAGACAGCGCTGCTTCATGCTGGGTTACGTTTGTTTCTGCGATACGCGCATCAGCAAATGTGCCAGTCGTAACGTCTGCGGTATCGTGCGTGTGGCTGCCGATATTTGCCGCCGGTAGCGCACCCGTAACGTCAGTGGTAAGGTCAATCTGACCTAGCGCAATGTCCTGCCCGGTAAGCGTCAGGTAGTCGTAGCTGCCTGACAGCGTAACGTCAGTAGAGTTGTCTGTGCCAGCCTGATCTACGTCAATCGTGGCGCGAACAGTAGCAGCGTCAGGGTCGTCAAGGATCGTACGTGCAAACGATGTGACTGTAGTTGTGGCCCACGTGTCCGTTGCCGTGGTGTACAGCATCTTGTCGGCAATCGTGGGGAGACCGGCGATAGAGGTAAGCCCAGCGTCGTACTCCTGAATGCCAGCCTCAAACAGCGTATTGTTGATCCACTTGGATCCGTCGTACTTGATGACTTCGCCAGAGGCAACAGAGGTAAAGGTGACATCTTCCTTGTTCTCCAGCGTTCCCTCAAATGTCGGGCGAACAAAGATCTCGCCCACTGTTGCGCTCTTGGTCACAACAATGGCAACGGTAATAATGTTGTTTCCAGCAGAAGGCCGCGTTGTCGTCAGGCCGCCAGCCGTAGAGGGGTCGGCATACAGGATGTCGCCCTCGTTGAAGGCGTTGGTGTTGATCTTGCGGACCTTGCCAAAGTGGGTTACAAACCCCGTGTCGCCATTGGCAATAGCGTCCGACGTGACGCCCATAAAGTACTTGCTGTCGTACGTGCCGTCAGCAGTAAATGGCGCAATAGTAATCTTTCCGCTAGACCCAACAGTGCCGGTTGCATACACCGTTTTGCCTTTGGCAATATCGGATCCGGTCTGGTTCAGTACGTGGTATACAGTATCCTGACCAATGTGGATATGCGTGTCAGCATTAAGGCCAAGCATCAGCGTCTCGGCATCAACGTCCCACGTAACCTCTCCGGCAGCATCTACCTCTAGCGCTGCCGCGGTGTCGTATTGTAGAATGTCCGCGTTAACGGTGTCGCCTGTGAGCGTGGTAAACGTACCAGCAGCAGGAGTAACGCCGCCAACGACAGTATCGTCGATAGCATCTACAGAAACAGTTAGCGTGTTTGCGCCGTCATCATACGTGAGGGTTATGTTGTTTCCCTCTGTAAGGAGCGCTGCGACGCGATCATCTACTCCCTCTAGCAAGCCAGACTCCAGAGCGATGTCCGCTACAAAGTTGGCGTATGTGATTGTCTTTGGCGTACCAGCGTCCCATAGCGCCACATACTCGGAGCCACTAATAGACGTGACAATGGTGGTCCCGTTCGGGGACGCGGTATCCCCGATGATTGCGCTAATCGCGCCATCTATCTCGGCTGAGGTATGTTGGCTTACAAATGCTGGCATTAGCTAAGTACGTATAGTCTGAACCCATTAGAAGTTACGAAATCACTGGCATCCGATGGGAGAAATTGTATAGCATCAGACTCTTGGAAATACCATTCGGACACCCCGCTGGCGCCCCAGTTATAATCAGAAACGCCAGTAGGATCCCAATACCAATCGGATGTCCCACTGGCGTCCCAGTTGTAGTCTGAAACCATTACGGCCATTAGAACGCCTGCATGTTTGCTACTTTGATTCTTATGGGTCGCCCTGAATTATCGTCTGGCAGTAGCACGATAGGGTTAGTACCAGCCACGTCAGCAATTACCTCTAGGTGGTAAACCGTATCTACGGTCAGCCCGTCGAAGTCACAGGTAATCGTGTACTCTGTATCAGCTGCCCCTCCGGTCACTGTACCCAAAAGCGTAGACGAGCCACCAGCCTCCGGCGTCACGTATGCGCCGATGGTGGTTGACGTTGTGTCTACGACCGGAGTAAAGTTCAGGTCAAGGAGTGCTTTTTCGCTTATTGTCTTCAAGCTTATACGTAGTAGGCGTAGACAACACCGCTTGCCACCACGAGGGTCGTGAGGCGCTGGGCGTCTACTTCGTCCTGAGTAATAACGTCTGCGTTAGCAGGGGCATCGCCAATAGCAGCAACGCAACCAGTTCCGTAGGTAGCGTTAGCGTTCTTGGCCTTGATGAGCACGTACTCGGTGACGTCTTCGTGACCGGCTGTCGTGCCAGCAACATAAGTGCCAGCAGTAAGCCGCTTGAATCCAATGCCCCCAACCATAAGGTTGAGCGCCTCTTTTTCGGTCAGACGGTTCAAGTGTAGTTCTGCCATGGTTTTATCCTAGTAGTCGTGAGCCCATGCGGTCATGGGACGGCGGTGGGTGTATTGTTTTCTGTAAGCGCGTAGGGCAACCTCGTATTGCCTAGAAAGACGCTGGCGCTCGTCATCCTTAAGGCTAACCTTTGCACGGGTGGCAGACGTGTCGCCGCCTTGCTTCTGGATGACCGCAGCAACCTGCTGGGCATAAGCCTGAATCTGGTTGCTGTATCTACCCAGCTCTGCTTGGTAGTCTGCTATTTGCGACTCAAGATCCCTAGCCTTGTTGGCGACATCAACGTCCGTTGCCTGAGCGGCTATTTGCTGCTGCTCTTGTCGTGCGATCTGGGCCTGAAGGTTGTTTCTCTCAAGCGCGGCCTGATAGATCGACAGGTTCTTCTGGAAAACAGCCTGAGCGTTCTGCGTCTCTGCTTGGTATCTCTGGACGTCTCCAGAAATCTCAACCTCAAACAAACGAATTGATCGATCTAGATCCGCTACGTACTCCTGTATCTTGGCTTCAATCTCGGCTGTGTACAGCTGCGTCTTGAGCGAAAACAGGCTCAACGACTCTGCATAGTTTCTAAGCGCGATCTCCGCATTCCTAGCCTCGTTCTGGATAGAGGTATCAGTGTCGAGCTGGGCCTGCCTAGCAAGTTTGTCTGCGTCGATTCTAGACTGCTCTAGTATGCGCTGCACCTCAAGCTGGTGGTCTTCCATGGCTCCACGGAAAGAATCTCCGCTCTGAGCAATGTCGGCCTGATATTTCTGCATGTACAGAGCCTGCTGCTGCTGCCATGACTCGAAGGATTTCTGATATTCTAGCTGGAAGGTTTGCACTTGACGAGCAATCTCTGCCTCGTAGCGCTGCAGCCCTGACTGGAACACGGACACGTCAGCCTGAAAATCAGCTATTGCAGCCTCTAGCTCACGAGCCCTGTTCTGAACGTCAACATCTGTCGACAAACGTGCATCCTGCAGGGATTCCTGAAGCGTTGTCCTGACCTGCTCAATCTTGTGCTGTGCATCCTGCTGGTAGATAGCAAGCTCCTTCTGGAACTCGTTTGCCTCATTCTGTACATCCTGAGCATATTGCTGCAGGTACAGAGCCTGCTGCTCACGCCATGTTGAAAATGCGTTTTGGAAGGCAGCCTGATACTCCTCAAGCTGCGCCTGCGTGTCGCTCGTGTACGCCGATAATTGAGTCTGATAGCGGGAAAGCTCCGACTGGTACTCTTGTACTTGCGCCTCAAATGCTCGCAGCTGGTTCTGGACATCTACATCCGTAGAAGACCTAGCATCTGCCAAGGCCTCCTGAAGCGTTGTGCGGGCCTGCTCAATCTTGTGCTGGGCATCTTGCTGATACTCTGCAAGCTGGCGCTGAAAGTCAGCAGTCTCGTCCTGAATGTCCGTCTGGCGCTCGGAAAGCTCCGTGTTGAGACGAGCCAGAATCGACTGCATCATTTCCGGATCCTCGTTAGTCTCATACGAGGTGTATTCCGTAAGATCCAGAGGATCAGATGACTTGACGTATGTCGGGGCAGATCCTAACGAGGCAACAGTTGTAGCTGCGGTGGTTGCGCTTGTAGCGTTTACATACGAAAAGCTAGGTGCAGCCGGTGCAGCCGGAACCGACTTCAGCGTGCTTCCATCAATTTCTGTCTCCAGATCCAGAGTTGGCAACGTTGGAATAGACAAAGACCCACCAAAAACGGGCTTGCTATACGTTGGGGCCGTGCCAAGATCCGAAAGCGTATTTGCAACGACACTAGATGCGCTTGCACTAATGTGGGCAATAGATGGGGCGCTAGGAGCAGATGGAGGGTCCAAGACTGTTACTCCATCTGCCTCCGTGGTAAGGTCCAGAGAGGGAAGAGTCGGAAGCGTCAGGGATCCCCCAAATGCCGAGATACCATAAGTTGGCAAGGACGGCAGTTCTGCTACTGTCGTATCGGAAATGGTGGCAGCAACAGCATCAGTGTAGGAAACTGTCGGTGCATCCGGAGCAGTAGGAACAGAAACACTGCTAAGGTCTAGCGTGCCAACCGTCGGGGCTGTCGGCCTAGTGTTTAGCGTAGCTTCCGTGTACACAGGGGCGTCCGGGAGCGCTGCAATAGATACAGTGGACGGATCTGACTCGGAAGCAGAAGTATATGCAATAGCTGGCGCAACAGGGGCGGTAGGAGCCGTCGGCAAGGTTACGGCGACATCTATGCCCTCTTTTTCCTTGGCTGCCAGCACAGCAAGCATATTGAACGCTGTGCGCAGCACAAACAGCTGCATGAGCGAGTCTGGCACATTGGCCACGGTTGTATCGCTCGGGTCAATGCTTGGCGGCGTGACAACCAGAACAGTGCCACCGCTTGGGATAACATAGGTGCTTCCCTGCCAAGAGTAGTAGAGGGGTTGCGTTGAGCTGGCAGCATCCGTTGTCCTCATGCTCGGACTGATCTGCTGCGCACGGTACAGATTCTTGCGAACCTCTACAATAAACTTGTTGGAGGTATCAACGCCGCTGCCGCTGTCGGTCAGCTCCTCCCAAAGCGTAGTAAGCGAATCCAATGGCAAAAGCCCGATGACTTCTTTCACGCTGTCATCGAGCACCTGAGCAAGCTCATCACTATAGGCGGCCAAGCTGAGGCCGATATAGTGCTCTACCCTTTGCTGTACTGTTGCCACTGGCCACTTTGTTTAATTGGTGTTAAACACACCGTAGGCGCGGGGCAGGCCCGGAGACTGGCTCCAGACCTGCACCCGGTCTACGATCCTGATTAGGTCAGGTTAATCAGCGCGTGCGATTCCATCAGCGTGAGTTTCAGGCCGAGGAAGTCGACGAACTCATCCTTGATGACACGAGGGTTGTTCTCGGTCTTGATGTTCGTGTGGTACTGGCTAGGCTCGTACCGAACAAGAGAGACGTTCGAAGGCGTCGTGATAAGGATGGAGTCGTTGTACGGAGTACCACGGAGCAGAGGATCTGCGATCAGACGGATAGCACCGTGCGGCGTGTCTACAATTTTGTAGTTCAAGCCGATAGCGCTGGTCCGCGTTTCGGAGATCTTCAGAGGCTCTTTCGTGCCGTCTGCCGTAACGAAACCGCTGGAGCCGATTTTGGCGAAGTGCGAGAGGGCACCGGGGCCGCAATAGGCTTCTTTCATTTCGCCATCATCGTACTGGAAGATTTTCTCAGTCATGTCAACCCACGTATTGTACGTGAAGCTGGCTTTCGACTGGTCCCAGTAGTTCTGCTGGCTGCCGCTCGTGCGACCGTAGCGACGCATGGCTGGGAAGAGACCCATCGTCGTGCGTACGGACTTCGATCCGGCATCGGTTACGTGATTAACAAACGTCGAGTCCGTGCCACCACCAGCACCGTGAGCCGTTCCACCGATACCGCCGGGGCGGTTCATGAAGTAGAGGGCGCGAGCGATGTTCATCTTGTGGTCGTTGCCACGGAGCGTGCGAAGGCGAGCAAGCTCGTCCGTTTCGCCACGAAGTGCGGCCTGCTGCAACGTTTTACCGATCTCTACAGAGGTGCGGGAAAGGAAGCAGGAGTTGTACACGACTTCGAGCTCGTCGTTAGCAGCTTCGGGAGCCGTTGTTTCTTCGCCAAACGCTTTACCTACCATGTAGAAACGGTCGTCGTCAGCAAGAGCCGAGACGTACTCGTTAGCGTTAGCAGGGTTACCCATCGACTTGACGGTGATTTCCGTAGCCGAGGTAACAGCCGTAACAAAAACGGTTCCTTTGTAGGTCGTCAGGTCAGAAGCAAATACTTCGAAGACAGATCCAATAAGCGAGCTATCCACAACAATGCCGGTAGCGTTGTCGAGGGTAACATTAGTGTCAAGCGTGTCGTTGGGCTCACCATTGCTTGCCCACGCCGGAGGAGTAGCGTCGTTCAGATCGAAGAACTGATAGCGCCATCCTGCACGGTGCTCGAAAAACTTGTAGTCCGGAGAAGGCAGCGTAGGAGCGCTACCATCTAGACGTGCCATTGCTGCAGAGAGGAACGGCGTGCTAGACGGGTAGAGCTGTGCATACTGCTGCGGCTCCGGATAAAACACAGTCCGGTCAGTCCAGAGGACGCCGGAGAACGAGAAGTTCTTAGACATGTTCTTATCCTATGATTTTGTCCTCGCTTAACCCCAAGGGTCAAGAGCTTTTGAGGACGTTGCAGTAAACAGTCCCGGTTTTGAGACTTGTCCCTGTGGCACACCTTGTGCCGCAGGTGTCATTGGCAACCGCTGCTGCTGCGCTTGCGCGTTCCTCTCAGCAACTTGTGAGCGCAGATTATCCAATCCGGAGTCTGGCACGCTAGTAGCTGAAGAGTTGTTGTTCATAATATAGGCTTTTGCTAGCAAATCCACATCTTGGAAAAGCTGGCCAGAAGCCAAGTCACGAACAAATTTTTCGGCATCCTGCTGATTCATTCCGAATCTAGCACTTACCTCCGTGACAGCCTCGCGCATCTCTTGCTGCTCGCGCATGCTGTTGGTGTATTCTTCGATGCCCTTGATTTTCTGCTCAAGGTTTTGCTGCATGTGGGTCTGGAGCTTAGTCTGGTATTCTGCTAGCTCCTGATTGTATGCGTGCACATCCTTGATATAGTCATCCCACTCGTCGCCATACGGCTCGTCGGGTATCTGCGGAACAACAGGCGGTTCCGGCGCAGCCTCTGGCGCTTGTTGGACCTGAGGCGTCGTCGATTGGGCAACTGCCTGCTGCTGTTGTTGGGCCTGCTGAAGCTGCCTAGCCAGCTCGGCTACGTCTGCCTGTGGTGCGCCCTGCTGCTTTGCTGACTTGAGTTCGTTAGCAGCCTTGGACGCCTCGCTCTGCCAGTAACGAGCCATGTTGTACGCCGTTTCGGCGTCCATGTGCTCAGGAATAGCCTGAACGTCAAGGCCCTCGGGAAGATTAAACGACGGCTGAGCATCAGTAGTGGCAGCAACACTCTGCTGCTCAACCGCCGACTGCGAGCCATCGGGTTGTCCCTCAGGAGCCCCGGCATTTGCAGTTTCAGTGTGGACACCAGCCTGCCGCGCCTGAGCTTGCTGGTTAGCCATAAAATCGATAGGATTTGGGTTCCCAGTGTTTTCCTCTGGGGGATTGTCGCTAAACGGGTCGATAGCCATATTGCTGCTTTTTGTTGTTTTTGCTGCTTTATAGCGCCCTAGTCAAAGGTCGCATACTCTACTTTTACCGTGCCAGATGACGGGGCTCCGGTAAATGCTGTGCTAGACACGGGTGATGGCAGGAAAAACGCACCGCCAGCCTCAACGACTGCGATGTCAGTGCCGCCAACGCTAACAGTAACAGTTGCTGTTGTTGCCGCGTTGTTCGTGTCTAAGCCAGTATTTTTAATAAAGATACCCTTACAGCTAGCAGGGGTGGTAGCAATGGTTGCACTACCAGAAAGCGTGGTAGTACCCGTAGTACCATTTGTATACGTTGGAGAGGCTACTGACGCACTACCGCTAAAAGACTTACCAAAGTCAGAGGCAATGCTGTGAACGTCTGCGCCTTCCCCCCCTGTGTATAGGTAGATGGGGCTTACACTTACGGAGTAATCAATTCTGCTTGCCATGGTGCCTTATTGTTCAAGTTGTTGCTGTTGCTGCTGCGATACCATCTGTTGCCGCATTTGCTGCTCCTGCTTGCGCTTCTCGCGCATCACATAGTTGAACTTGTCTGCATCAACCTTGATGGACCCAAGAAGGTCATTGAGCTTGCCCTTGAACTTCTCCAGCTCGGCTTTCTGCTTGGCATGCTGCGCCTCGCGCTGCCACGTCTGAAGGTCTCCTTCAAGCCCTTTGATCTGATCTTGATACTGCTGCAAAGCACCCTGTAGCTGCGAGTAGATGCTCTTGCGCTCAAGAATCTGGTTGGCATCCGGGAACTCACTGTGCTTGAGAACTGCGATGTCGTCGATGATTCCAGCGGAATACATCTCCATATCCACCTGCAGCTTGGCCCAGCGGTTGTTCGGCAGCGTAGAGCCGCCAAGGATGCGAATGTCGATACGACCGGATGCAATGTCGTTCAGCTTGCCAGCCAGCTCGTCGGGTCGGTCGTAGTTTATAATGGTAGTCGTTATATCTCCGGATGGCGCTTCGAGACGAAGAACCTTCTCCTGAGTGTAGTGGAACTGGGCGTAATCGCGCATAACCTCGCCAATGCGGGTCAGTGTAGAGTACACCATGTCCATCTTGCCTTTGATGCGGCGCTGGCCCATCTCGTCGATTGCTAGCGTGCCGCGATACGTGCGTGGGCTAGCAGCAATGTTTCCTTCTTGGAACGAGTACAAGCCAAGGGTGCGCTCCATGATCTGGTATGCGCGGTCCATGTTGGCGTACAAGGCGTTTGGCAGCGGCGGCGGCGATGCGATAACAATACCACCGGGCGCTCCACCGCCTCCTCCGTATGCGGAGTCGTAGGGGATAAACGCTGTTCCAGCCTTGCCCCAGCGCTGCTCGAGGTCGTCTGCGTCGATCAGTGAGCCGTCCGGGTAGAACACCTTCATGTTGGTGCTGTTAGCGGCGTGGGCTAGGATGAGCGAAAGGCTCTTGTTGATGACGTCCTGCATGTCACGAACGCGCATAACGTCGGACATTGGGAACGGGGTGCGGTTGTGGGACGCTGGCAGCGGAACAACCGGGAAGTTTGAGATCGGGAGTACCACGGGGTCCGTAATCATCTCGTCGCCACAAGACATAACGAGGCGAATACGGGTTTCGTAATAGTTGACAGGAGCGGGGAGCAGCTCCATGTCAATAAGAACGCCCACAGACGTAGGCGTAAGGATTACGTGAGACCCCGGTACAGCGCCCTCGTGGGGTGGGCCGGGCATCTGATAGGTCTCTCCCGTCTCTGGATCCTGCATCTGGTGATGCTCGGGACCAATCTGCTCGTAAACCTGCATAAGGCCCGCAATTTCCGTCAGATCGGTAGTAATCGTAACGGCTTGTCCGGGCTGCTCGATGATAACGGCTGGCATCGCCAGCTCTGCTTCCATCTCTTCTAGCGGGAATACTTTGTCTGTGCCTGTGGTAGGGTTGTACAATCGTACATACGGCACTTTGATTTTCTCGTAACGCTCTAGCACCTCGTACTTGTCGCGTGCATAAGCGTCTGGTGCGTCGCCGGAAAGGCCGATTTCGCCTGTCTGGGACGGTCTGCGGGTGCGAACCCATGGCTCTTCGTCGCCGTGGATGCGCCCGGTGTTTTTTTCCTTTAGTCGGTCAGCCGCTTCCTCGTCAATCTGGCGCAGCTGGTAGTACGTCATTGGCGTACGTACGATGACCCAAGCAGCGTCGTCCCACAGTGGGTGGGTGCACTCGGGGTCAGGAAATACGCTTTTTGGCTCTAGGGCACGCCAAACAACCTCTCCACGGCCGGAGTCCTTGTTTGGATCGATATATACGAAGGCTACGCCGCGACCTTGTACGTACGAGTCCCGTACAATTTGCTTCATGTGAAGCTGTCCTTGGGACTGATACCACATGTGCGAGAACAAGTCGGACCATGCGGCTGCCAGCGCTACGTCGCTATCCTCTACGGGTGTAGCACGGAAAGCTGGGTTGTTTGCCGTAAGCATGTCCACAGCCTGTTCCGTCAGCTGGAACGTAGCTTGGATCGTTGTTGGCATCTGGCCGCGTGCTAGCAGTGCGCTGCGCTGCTCCTCGGTCCAGTGGTTGCCAGCATACAGGCTTTCGCCCTCGACGGCCATGTTGTCCATCCAGTCCTGAGCCATTTCGCGGCCATACTCGTATAGCTGCTGGTTGACCTCGGCTTCGCTCCGGTCGCTGGCTCCGACTACAATATCACTATGGTCCGCAAAGACGGATTGCGGGTGAGGTCTCTTCGTCTCTACGGACGTGATTGTCTCAATATCTGGAAATGACATAGGCCCCTGATTGTATACTGTAAACTAAGGCTTATGCTAGCATAGGATCAAACCCCTTCTTGCCAGCATTGTAGCTGCCATGCTTACTTTTGTCATACGCGCTTCTACGGTCGTATGGGTCAGCGTTTATGTCAAATCCGACATAGTTGTAAACGATTTCACTATGTCGCGGCTTGACGCGGTATCGGATAGCTTTTTCTAGGGCGTCAATAAGGTCATCCTTGCCTCTTGGGTACATGCGGAACTGCTCTGCTAGATCCGACATGTCCTTCATCATCCAGACGCGACCCTGCTTCATAAGCGGCTGCATCGCCTCGAGTCGACTACCCTCTCCCTTCTTGGCTTGTGTTGGTTTGTCCGTCATGGCACGGATGCGGTGATCCTTCCACAAGTAGTCCGTTACGAAGCCAAACGCCGCACTTGTCTCGACCACCAGACGTGCTGGCTTGTAGATCTTGTTCTGCCCGACAATTTTCTCAATGATCTGGTGCGGCATAAGTCTTTCGTGCACATAGGGTAACACGTACATGTTGTCGAACTTGTCGACAGCTATAGCCGCTATTGCGGTCTTGTCAGCCCTGACGTTCTGCGACGCAGCGGGGTCGACGGCCATAATTACCGAAACAGGAAACTCCTGTGGCTTGTCTAGATCCCTTAGCGTCTGGCTTCCGCGTGATGATCGCTTTGTAATGCGCATGTAGGGCTGCTCTGACTCATCGAAGCGCAACTCACCCTCGTAATACATCTCGTACTCTGGCAGGAAGATCTGGTCCTCGTCCCCTACGATCTCACAACAATACTCCCTATAGAAGGATGACAAGAGACCCATGGCCTCTAGCTTCTCTTTTCGGCTCAGGAGCTTGTCAGCTGGCTCAATATCTGGCCACAGCACGTCTTTATAGTAGTGCCACTCATTTTCCGCTTCACTCCACCACAGTGACCGCTTCTGGTCTGGCTGGTTCTTGAACCACATGGAGTGCCACCCGGGCGTCTCGAACAGCTTTACGACCATACAATCGGTGTTGATCGGCGTCCCAATCACCACAACCTTGCTAAATCCGGTCCTCGTCATGGCCGGAACCACCACCTGCTCTAGCCAGCGAAGGTTTTTTTCCAGCGCTTCTGGCGTTCTGGTGTTCTCTTCGTCCTCGCCGTCATCCACAATAGACAATGTTGGACGCTGCGTACCAGCTTTCATTCCCCTTCCGGGCTGGCGCATGCCGATAGCACGGACGGCAGAGCCGTTTTTAAGCTGGATAAAGTCTTCCTGCCACACAGAAGCGGTATCTTCGCCCCAGTTTCCGAAGACTTTTCGAAAGTTTGATGAATAAGATCCATCGTGGCCGAGGACTCGCTTGATGGTATTGAGTCGAGCCTTGGCTTCTCGTTGGGTTTTGCTGATGATGACGACATATCGGGGTGTGATGTCCCCGGTGTCGACGTGTCCCATCTCGTAGAGGTATCTGTCATAGCAAAACAGGTGGTGCAGCGCGTTTAGTTCCACGGCTACGGAGCTTTTTCCGCTGGCTCGTGGGGCAACGATGCTGATATTCTCCTTGAACGGGTCTAGGAGCGCCTCCTCGATGGCGTAGTGCATCGGCGGCGTCTTTGCCGTGAACATCTCTGGCAGTATGGCCCTGCCAAAGGATATGATACTACCTACGACCGGGGGCATAGCCATTAGTTATCACCATCTTCTGCGTGCTCGTCGGGCTCTTCGGCTACTTCGAGCCGCTCCGGCAGGAACTTGGGCTCCTCCGCCGCTGGTGCTTCCAAGAGCTCCCAGTTGGCCTCGACGCCTCCGCTCTTCTCTTCGGTCGTTATGACCTCTCTGATGCGGTCTGCGGCGTCTATCATGTTCTTGGCGTTGCCAGTGTTTTCGGCAACCGTGATGGCGTCTTTGTATACGTCTAGCACAAAGCCCATATCCATCCCGCGCTCATGTAGGTACTCACTGGTCTTCTTGATGACCTCTTCTTTGACCTTGGGCTGCTTGTAGACAAGTTTGGCTTTTGCTGCTGGAACTTTTGCGTTTGGCTCCAAAACCTTACCTATATCGTGAAAGTCTTCTTCTCTGAGCTTGAAGTCACTAGATATGAGCCTGTCGGCAAACATCTGTATGGCGACCTTGCCCCTTGTACGCCTTAATATATCATCTACCCACGACATGGGCGTTGGCGAGTGGTACCCGTGGCCCAGATACTTGTAGGGCAGGTACTCTAGCTTATCCCTGAGCGTGTTCTTGATGTGATCGCCCCAGTGACCCTCCTTCTCTAGCACCTCCCTGCCATGCTCTATGCTATCTGCCTTTACTACGAAGCGGTCTTTGGCAAAGGAAAAGGTCAGGTCGACCAGCATGCCCCTGCTTGGCCGATGTGTCATCGACTCTTTCCTAATAAGTAGCTCCCCTACCCATCCGTCGGCAGTAAGAATCCATTCTCCCGGCTCTGCCGCTCGGTAGTCGTCGTGATATGTTATGCCCAAGCGATCCGCCTCATGCTGCTGGTAGACAGCATATTCTATCGCTGACCCGTCAAAAGGAGGTGTTCTCAGTCGCCGGACGATAGTGTCGGCCATAATAACTTGCTTATTCTATCGCTGACCCGTCAAAAAGTGGTGTTCTTAGTCGCTGGACAATGGTGTCGGCCATAATCACTTGTTGGGGTAGCCGTTGTTGCCGTATCGCATCAGTTTTCCGCGAGCTGCGGACAGGATGTCGCCGCAATGCCGCGTCACAACGTCAAGATAGGAGTCAGCCTCCGTCATTCCTTCCTGCGTGTGATCCAAACAGGACAAAACGATCCACGTGGCTACCTGTAGGCGTTCTTTTTGGCTAGCGCCCTCTAGAATCTTGCCCACTTGCTCAATATGTGTCATAAATCACCCTTTTTGCTGCTTATAGACCCATTTATGGCTCTTCTTGCGCAAAACGTCCCGCTCGACAGCATGTTTCTGGTACTCTATAAACGACATGACGCCAGCAGCGTCCCTGTACGGCACTTTAATCGTCTCAGGATACTCCCAGATGTTGTTGATCTTGATGGTATCGCCAGCCCTAGGGCCGTCCTTTAGCTCTATTAGTATCTGCGACATAGCCTAGTTGTTCAGATCAGGCCAGCCATTGCCCATAAACAGCGTGGCGTAGCCACCAGTGATGACTCTTCGGCACTTCTGACCCGTCTCAGGGCATTTCTTCAGAGGCTTATCCTTCATACTCTGCTCAACCTCGAATCTAGTACCATCCTCTCTCTGATATACGTACGTCATAGGGTTATCAACAGGTGTGGATTCATTTTGTGCATAAGTCATATCAAAAAATATGAAACAAAAGCCCAACTCATCAATATTTGAAGACGCTTTTGTCTGGCAAGCGGCGCCAAGCGGAACGAAGTGTAGCGAGCGACGCCCCTGATCTTGCATCCTTGGCCGACCAGCCATTCCTGCACCACGCCCAGAGAATATATATATATTTTTTTTGTTTCTGGGCTTATAGAGAAGGCGCCTAAGCCAGCCTTCAAGCTGATTCCCGTTGAGAAATCCACAGAAAAGCACATCTCGCTGTGGATAACCCAAAATAAAGCGCGACATCAGGAGTGGGTATAGTAAAATGTGACCCGACCCCCCTAATTCGGGTTCTATGGGGGGTCAAGACACGTTTAAAATGTGCGCAAAAGTGTGCGCGAAGGGCAGCCCTCCAGCCAGCAGTGCCGCTCGTGCTAGCACGCCACCGCCTAGCCGCGCCAGTAGTGCCAGCAGGTACGGGAAGATCGCCTATGGATCACACCGCAAGGCAGTCCAACGCCTAGGCATACACGAGACAGCACGGAACATACGCACAGAAGGTACCTGTGCCACCGGGTCTCACTAGGTGTCAGCGAAAGGCAATAGACCATGGCATGCAGGCATGCTGAAGCAGGGTGGTGCTAGATTTTTTTTTCGGGCTTGTAGGGGGCGTGGAGGGCGATTTTGGTAGGCAATCAAAAAAAAGTTTGCTAGCATGCTTGACACGTGTTGCTCTAGCGCCGTATTGTTAGACCAGCCAACGGGACACACCCCGGCACACACACACAAACACACCTAGAGGATACACACATGAACCCCATCATCTCCATCATCCGCAAGTACGAAGCCGGTAGCTACGACGAGAACGCCCTGCGCACCGTCCTACAGAACCGGTCAGCCAACGCACTGCGAGAGGCATGCCGCATCAACTTCGCCGACCACCCTGACGGCACCACGTGGGTTGCCAGTGCACGCAAGGACGCAATGATCGATGCGCTGGTCAGCGGTCTCAACCACGGCAACACCGTGCCAGCACCGGGCGTCCAGCCCCTAGGGTCCGACCCTGCCGACCTGCTCTTCGCCGGGCTCCGTGGGCTCATGGGTCAGCAACCTGCCAGCATCGACCGGGACGCCGTGGTGTCCATCGTGCAGGAACAGCTCGCCAGCATGCCAGCACGCACCGTCGAGGTGGTCATCCCCGACCGTCCGACCGTGGACGTGGGACGCCAGCACCCGCACTTCGACAAGCTGGTCAAGGCTCTCGCCCTTGGCACAGTGGCGCTCGTCGGTCCAGCCGGGTCCGGAAAGACGTCAGCCGCCCGTGCCGCCGCCAAGGCGTACGGTCAGGCGTTCACTGCCATCTCGGTGGGTGCGCAGACCAGCGCGTCCGACATCTTCGGCTTCGTCGATGCCAACGGTCAGCATCGCAAAGACACCGTGGCGCGTGCTATCACGGAGGGGCACGTGCTCCTGCTGGACGAGTACGACACCTGCCACCCCGGCGTCTCGAAGCAGATGAACGGCATCCTCGACTCCGACACCACCGTGGTCGAGTTCCCTCACGGCAAGGTCGAGAAGCACCCCGACTTCCGGGTCGTGGTTGCCATGAACACCACCGGACGCGGCGCATCCCGCGAGTACGTGGGTGGACGCCAGCAGGATGCCAGCACGCTGGACCGCATGTTTTGGATCGACTGGTCGTACGACCTCGACTTCGAGCGTGAGCTCACACTGGCGCAGGGTGCCAGCACGGAGGATGCCACCGACTGGATCGAGACCATCGACAAGCTACGCGACCGCGCCGTCGAGACCGGTCTGCGCGTCACCATCGGCACTCGTGCCAAGATCCGTGGAGCCCGTGCTCTCGCCGCTGGCTTCAGCAAGGATGAGGCGCTGGACCTCGTGCTCCTGTCAGCCCTCGGAGCTGACGAGCGCGCCAGCCTCAAAGCATCCCTCTAATCACACACCCGCAGGCGCCGTAACGCCAGCCCCAAACACACATTGCCATGAAACGCATCAAGACAGCCACCAGCAACACCTTCATCTTCGACAGCATCGAGGACGCCGTGTCCTACGGCACGAACAGCAAGGCTCCTTGGGATTCATCCAAGGACAACAGCGAGGGCTTCGCCTTCTCCCGCGACTGGGACCACCACGTCGAGCTCATGACCACCGGATGGGCAGACGGTCGCAAGCAATTCGCAGACGCTAGACGCGACAGCGGCGTGCCGATCAATGCGCCCGTGGTCGAGTCCTTCGAAGCCGCCTTCGACGTGTGCGGGTCCGTGGTCGACATGGGTCGCTACGTGGACGGTGAGCCCGAGAACATGCTAGACTACCGCCTCGAGGAGATCGAGGGCACCGGCAACATTATCACCATCCTCGCCGGTGGTGCCGTGGCTGGATGGACCAGCACGGACAGCATGGTCCGCTACGGCGTGGCTCTAGCATGCACGGTCGACCTGCTCGAGTCCAACGGCTACCGCGTCGAGCTACTGGTTGCTTACTCGAGCTATCACGACACGTTCGTCAAGCCGACCGGCAAGAAGTACCTCAACTCGGTTGTGCCGATCAAGCGTGCCGACGAGCCCCTCGACGTGGAGCGCTTCATCAAGACGCTGGTCTGCCCAAGCTGGTTTCGCCGTGGCATGTTCCGCGTGGACGAGGCAATGGTGCACGAGCTCTCGGGCGGCAAGACAACCCTCGAAAAGCTGACGCCCGGCTACGGCAAGGTCAACTGGGACCTAGGCGAGCTCGCCAATGTGCTAGACGCCAACGCCGTCATCGGGTCCATCGACCGGGACAGCCAACACAACAGCGTCAAGGAGCACATGCTCACCATGCTGGGCACGGTCGGGCATGCCGACCTCGCGGACTTCTACGCCTAAACCAACCAAGCCGAAACGGTCCCGTAAGACCGTCCGCTGGTATCGCCAGCGCTGACGAGGCTCGACACCCGAACCCGCAGACAAACACACAAACACACACGACCATGGCACCTATCGACAAAATATGCCGCGTGCTAGACCGCGTATGCCTCGCCGGGCTCACGCTTGGCACAGCCTACTTCATCATCAGAACCATCATCGGATAGACCAATGCAGACACTACGCAGAACCAAGACCGGGGCGCTTGCGCCAGCCGATCAAGCGATACCATCAGAGAAGCCCGAGATCAACCGCGAAAGCGAATACGCTTGGTGGTTCGACTGGGAGAAGGACGAAGACCCCGTGACCTTTTGGGAGCGCAGGTACAACAAGCGCAGAGGGTACGGCAAATAGCCGGGAACCAACCGATTCACACCTCGTAACACACCTACACACACCACAAAACACACACGACCATGGAAACCACGCACAACATCGATCCCGTCGACATGCTGTCTATCTACGAAGCCGTATGGACCGCCTCAGATGAGCAGTTTCGCTACATATTTCGAGAGATGAGGCTCAGGCTTCAGGAGGAGTATGAGATCACGCCCCTTGAGGGGGAGGCGCTGACTCAGATTGAGACCTCCCTGCGCCGACAGGGTGACAACCGATAAACACACACCAGCCGCGCCGTAACGCGGCACAAAACACACACGACCATGGAACACACACCATACACCACCCCCGTACCTGAAGTTGGCAACATCTCTGACGGATCACTATCGCCACGGTTCGGACTGGGCAACCTCGTAGCCACGCCGGGCGTCATCGATGCCATCGGGCTGGACAACGTGATGCCCTACGTATTCATGCACGTCACGGGGCATTGGGGAGACCTAGACGAGGAAGACCAGCGCACCAATGACTGGTCCGTCGAAAACGGATCCCGCATCCTGTCCGCGTATCACTGGAAGGGCGAGAAGTTTTGGATCATCACGGAGCGCGACCGAAGCGTCACCACCCTGCTCCTGCCCGACGAATACTAGACACACACCAGCCACCCCGTAAGGTGGCACAACCCTACCAAGACAATGGCACAGATTAATCTGATTCTACCTACCTACTTGGCGTTCGCCATCAAGAATGATGACTATGATGACCTTGACGCTCAGGAGCGGCGCGAGTTCGACGCATGGTGGGCAGACCTTGAAAAACGGCACGGATCCCTGTGGTTCTATGGTTGCCGTGACTACGTCGGCGATGCCAACGCCGACGATTACACGGGTGGTCGGATATGGGACCACCAACTCGTCACCCTTGGACAATAAGCACACCAGCCACCCCGTAAGGTGGCACAACCCTACCAAGACAATGAGACCGATAGATAAAGACGTGCAGTACCTGAGGGCTATCGCTGATGCCTTCCCGAAACCGAGAAAGACAGAGGAGCAGGAAGAAGAGGGGTGCGACGATCCAGCGCTAGACCCTGACAATGACTACTGCTCATGCGGCAGGTTGACGGACAACTACCCCGTGATCTGCGACCACTGCAAGTACATGGCAAGAATACCATAAACCGCCTACGCTACGAACGCGAAGCCGCCTGCACTACAAACACGATTGTATACCACATTCAGGAATACAGAACAAAAACACACACGACCATGCTAGACTTCAAAACACTGTACCCAACCCCGTCCGAGTCGGACTTCTACAGCAACGCCGACATTGGCAAGCACAAGATAGCCGCCACGATAGCACGCCTTGCCGAGGCTGACTACATCAGCCCGTTCGACGTGACCCGCGAGGACTTGCGACAATATGCAGACGAGTGGGAAGCCGAAGACGTGCTGGAGCTGGCACGTATCAAGTACCGCCTGTTCCAGTACGAAGAGTTTTACGTGGCTCACATGGATGACCAGCAGAGCTATCGGTTCAACTAATCCACAACCAACCAACACACTACCATGGGACTTATTAACGGACTTCGAGACGTATTTTACAACACCACAAACGAGACCGGAGAAGACCTGAAGGAGCACCGGGAGCGTGCTATATCACAGGAGGAGGCAATAGAGTCTCTTTACAGGTCCCACCCTGACCGGGCTATCGGTCCATGGCAGGTGGAGAAGCTGATAGAGGGGGAGTGGCCTATCACCAGCATCAGGCGTGCTATCACGAACCTCACCAAGCGTGGGGTGCTGGTCAAGACGGACCATAAGCGTCGCGGCAGGCATGGACGCCCCGAGTACATGTGGCAACTAAACCCAAGCATGGAGGCACAGCCATGAAGCTAGACTGGTTCGAGCGTGAGGCTTACCACGACGGTCCAGCCACTACGGACAAGCAGAAGCAGGTCATCAGGCTAGCCAAGCTCAAGCTGGCACTGCTCAAGCATCGCATCACACAATCAATCCGAAGGAGGATACGCAAATGAATGACATGGAAGTTGGATACACGGCGCACGGAGTGGGTCCGCTGTCCCCGCCGGAGTTCCGGGGTATCGAGTGCAAGCACTGTGAGCTCGAGTTTGCCCACGAGGAGCTCACGTTTGGCGCATGCTGGGAGTGCATACGGGAATACCACTGCATAGGGTGCGAGGCTGACGAGGAGCTAGACGGGTACGGTCTGTGCAAGTCCTGTAGCACTACGTCGGACACATGGGCAGTGCGCGTGGTGTACTGGGGCGTGATACATCACCACAAAGGGGAAGAGGACGATGAGGTTCTGCAATTCGTTGATCCATCCGAAGCAGGAACAACTGTCGAGCTCATACCGGGGATGTACCACAAGGAAGTCCTTAGGTCTGCCGTCAGATACCTGACTGACAAATATCACGAGTTCAAAGTTACACATGTCGGCGAGTTAACCGCCGTGGAGGATTTATAAATGGAGTTCACAGCAACAACAACATCAAAGCTGGCGCGCAAGCACGTCTATGTGACGCCCGAGCAGTCGGCTGGCATATCGGAGCGATCCGGATCGGGCAACGTGTCCACATACCTCCGCAATCAGGAGGAGTGCTACAGCATGACGCTGGCATGCGCCAAGCTCGTGCTTGCAGACGTGCTAAAGGGAGCCGGGGCAAGCGAGGCAGAGCGTGCGCTTATCATATCACGGATCTACGATGCCGTTGCGCCTAGCGACGGAGATCTGTATGAGCACACGAGCTCGATGCGAGACTGCCCCTCGTGCATGTACACAGAAGCAGAAAAGTTGTCAGAGACCCTGTACAGCATGGATCACCCAGCCGGGGGCTCTAGGGAGGGGTGGGCAGAAGCCATCTCGATCATGTGCAGTGCCATGTTCCCTATGATTATGATGCTAGCATGCGACGCAAAGGCTGGCATCAGTGTCGGCACAGCAAACACACACCAGTACACAACAACACAGGAGGCAATATGAAACGCGATGTTATAGGCATAGAGGTCAATGGTCGTGAGATCATGACAGAGACCACGGTGTCATTCAGCCGGGAAACAAGAGACACCAAGCCATGGATCTTTCAGGCGCTGGACGCCACGGAGAACGCGCATGCAACCATTGCCGCGCACGTCATGACCGAGTGCATTACGCGATCAAAGAGGGTGTCGGAGGCGCTCATCGAGGCTTGCGGCTCTGATGATATTCCGCTAGAGATAGATCCGGAGCACATTTTTCCCCCTATGATCGAGGCAATTCTATGGAGACCGGGACCAGTTGATGGGGAGGTAGAGCTATGCACCGTTTCCGGTGCTCCGCAGGTGCAAGAAGGTGTTATATCCGAGGAGGATGGGCACGGGTTCTTGCACATATCTCATCCCGACGCAGGAACGATTGGGCAACTGACCAAGATTACACTGGAGGACATGGGGGGAGACGAGTGGAGGCTACTTTCCTTCATGTCAGCCGGGTCGGACAAGATGGAAAGAGCCCTGCCGAGCGGCGAGACTGTTTCCATTGACGCCATTGTCAACGAGGTCGCCTGCCCCATCGACCCACATGAAGATCACAGGCTTGGCTCGTCCGCGTTTTACATGGCTACATACTGCATGGAGATTGCCGAGGATGACGATGGCATGCTGATAGTCAGGGACTACCTAGACGAGGGGAAGGGCATAGAAGACCTAGATTCAATGGGGTTGGCGTCACAGGGTCAGTTCTTAGGAGAGCACGCCGCTATGTATTACCCCATGAATCTAGCTGGATACCTTATCGACAGGCTACAGAAAAGACCGTATCAAAGCATGCTAGATTCAGCCGGGTCGCCAATCAAGGCGTCACCATGTGATAAGATGGCTGGAATGTCGTTTGTCGCTGGCGTATTCCACCGCACCGCTGGCTTTGGTGGCTTGATTTCTGATTTCGTGCCCCTGATGATGACAGCCAGCTACACAGAGGCGGCTGGGCTTTTGATGCCGATGCTTGAGGAGGTAGCTGATGCACTTGACGGGGGCGATGCTGAATCTGTGGTCGGAATAACAGACATGCTCAAGGATGCTTGCATAGCATTTAACCTATTCGAATGGTCCTTGTGCGCGCTGTCAGACAGCTTGCATCGGGCTGATCCGCTCAAGTGGAACAGGCTAAAAAGCCTGATGATCGAAATAGGGGGAACCGATGCCTAGCCATCGTTGTACACAGACCCGCCAACCCATTACTAACACACCATACACACACAACACAACACACAGAACAATGAAGATTCGCACAACAACCAACTACAACCAGTTCAAGCAGCTCACCGGAAACCGGTCCATCAACCAGTCACACAAAGCAAGGCTGATGGAGTCCATGCGGGAAAACTACCGCTTCACGGTCATCACGGTAAACGAGAATTACGAGGTAATCGATGGCCAGCACCGTCTCGCGTGCGCCAAGGAGCTCGGTCTGCCGGTGCACTACGTGGTATGCAAGGGATACGGTTTATCTGATGTCCAGCAACTAAATGCAAACCTGAAGAGGTGGACCACTAACGACTACCTCGAAGGCTACTGCGAGATGGGCAACGAGCACTATCTGTTTTACCGGGCTTTTAAGAATAGCTTCAGGCTCGGTCACAATGAGTGCATGAGGCTCTTGTCCGGCTCCTACAAGGGAAGGAAGTTTGATGACTTCAGGAACGGAGAGTTCACGGTGGTAGACGGCGCCAAGGCAATGGACTATGCCGAGAAGATCGTAGGTCTTGAGGATCTGTACCCCGGTGTGCGCCGACGAGCCTTTGTGTTCGCCATGATGGACCTACTGGATCTACCACAATTCGACTACGACAGGTTCCGCTCAAAGCTCGAGCGCCAGCGTGCTAAGATGCACGACTGCACTTCGTCTGACCAGTACAAGGATCTGATCGAAACGATCTACAACTTCTACACCAGCGACAAGGTAAACCTGCGCTTCGCATAGGCATCAATCTGCCGCCCCGTAAGGCGGCACAAAACACGCAGTACAATGGCAAGAAAAGACACAGGCGTCGTGAACATTCACGGCAAGGAGTACAAGACGGTAGCCCTTCGGGTTGCTGAGTTTCGCAACGAGTACACCATCAAGGATGGCTGGGGCATCGTGACATCGCTTGTCCACCATGACGAGGACACGGTTATTATGAGAGCCGAGGTGGTCAACCCATCAGGCATGGTGGTCGGGACTGGTTACGCAGAGGAAAAGCGGTCAGCCAGTCAGATCAACCGCACGAGCGCAATGGAGGTGTCGGAGACTAGCAGTATCGGACGCGCACTGGCGGCGGTGGGTCTTGCCGGGACCGAGTACGCCTCTGCAGACGAGGTAGCCAACGCCATACACCAGCAGTCCTCTAGCCCCAAGCAATCGGGAGGCGGCTACACGTCCGGTGCTAGCGAGAAGCAGGTAGGCTTTGCCAAATCCCTGCTGAAGAACCCGAAGCTGTCCGCCGAGCAACGCCGTGACGGCATGGCGTATCTCGATGGAAATCGCACTGGCAAAGAGGTCAGTGCTTTTATCGACCGGCTAAAGGCTCTGATAGGTGATGAATGATGGCAAACGCATGGAGATCACAAAAGACCGTTGGCATAGCAGAGGCGCTCAGGGGCTTTCGGGCTAAGGCGTGCAAGCTGGCAACGGGAAAGAACCTAGCTGAGTGGGAGCAGTTGTTTGCCAAGCGCAGAACGGTAGGCATACAGCGCAACCATCTCAACTCTGACAGGATCTTCTACCCATGGAGCAATGCCGACAAGAGGTTCGATACCTACTACGGTTTGCCCAAAAGCGCTTGGGAGCTGGTGGTGATGAAGGTGGACCCATTGCACGATCTGCCCGAGCACTTTCAGGAGGCTGTCGACATGGATTCGATGCCCCTGATCATAGCTAGAAAGGATCACGTGCGCGACATTCACACACACCTGTACGGCAAGTCCAAGTTTCACGAGTACGAGATGCCAAAGTGGCTGCTCGTTAAGAGGATCCGAAAGCAGTACCTGCAAACCATATAACACACACCCATGACACACATTGCAAAAACTATGACCCTCAGAGACGGCGAGATCAAAACAACAGTCCGCGCCATCAACCATGCACACAGTGCCATCCACAAGGTAGTATCGAAGTATGCTGGCGACATTGACGACGAGACATCCTCCGAGTGCATGATCGCACTGGCAGAGCTGGAGGCAATAATCCAGCACGTGTTTGGCTCCCTGTCCACATCGAAGACAAAGGAGGTTTCTAAGTGATTACCAATCAAATGATAGACGAAGCCATCGGCGCTGGCAAAAACATACCGACCCCGGAAGAGGTCAAGTTTGTTGTCGCCGGTGTATGCGGAATACCGCAGGATGAGATCGTGGGCAAGAGGAGGTTTCAGGCAGTCGTCACGGCTAGGCATATCGCCATGTGGATATGTGTCTGCCTGAGGCACTTGTCCCTAGCTGATATTGGCAAGAGCTTCGGTGGAAGAGACCACACGACAGTTATACATGCCGCTAGAACCATTGATGGATACCTTAGCATAGCGCTTATGCCTAGCGCAAGTGGAGCTCACCACGAAAGGGAGGTGCTCAAGAATATCAAGGCGTCAGTAGACATTCTGAAAAGCCGTGGATACGACATGATGGACGCGGCAGATCTCATCAACGCAAGACTGAACCGTGGCTAAGCGACAAGACCTAGAGCATCACGAGCAGGTCATCCTGTTTAAATGGCTAGAGCAGTGTGCCGGTGCACACATGCTATGGAACAACATCTTTGCCATACCCAACGGTGGGCACAGGCATGTATCCGTAGCAAGGAAGCTGAAGGCAGAGGGTGTCCGGAGAGGTGTGCCGGACATCTTCTGCGCGGCTCCGACCGAGCGACACGCTGGACTGTTTATCGAGATGAAGATCAAGCCCAACCGACCGAGCAAGAATCAGAAGGAGTGGCTTGCTAGACTCGAAGATGCTGGGTACAGGACCGAGGTGTGTTACTCATTCGAGGAGGCGCACTCCGCGATAACGTCGCACATGCGACAGGCAATAGAACACTACGACAAAACACACGAAGACAATGGAAAAGACACAGAACCTGTTTGACCTTACCTCCAACCAGCTGGACGTCATGCACCAGCTCGAGGCTCTGCTTGAGGAGACGGCTGGTGAGATAGATGAGCGTGCTGAGTTCCTGCTGGACGAGCTGAGCCAAGCCGAGGATGACCTGCTTGCCAAGTTGGATGCTTACGCCATCGTGATAGCACAGATGGAGCTGGACGCGGAAGCCTACGACGCCAAGGCGTCATACCTGCGGACCAAGATGGATACCATGAGGTCGAGAGCCAACACCAAGCGCCGGGTTGTCGATACTCTCAAGTCTAGAATCATCCAATCGATGAAGGCACTTGGCATGCAGAAGGCAGAGACACCCAACAAGGTGAGCATGTCTGTAAGAAAGGCGAAGGCTCCGGTCATCATCGAGGACGAGTCATTGGTTCCTGACGAGTTCAGCAGAATCACCCGAAAACCGGACAAAACAGCCATCGCTCAGGCTCTGCAAGATGGGCTACCATGCGACTTTGCGAGATTTGGAGAGCCTCAGGAGTACGTAGTTTTGCGGTAGCACCACAAAAACTACAATTGCCAATTGCCAATTCCTTAGGGTTGGCAAATGGCAAATGCACCTTACTGCCTCAGAGCGTCTCCATCGTTTGGAAGACTACATGCTGTGACGCCCTGTCCCACGTGAACCGGACCCACCAACCGCCGAGAGGCTTTGGTGGTGCTCCGCGTTCATAGTGGAATCCACCCGACAAGTTGTACTCCTGCTTGTATGTTGATGTACACAGGTGGATCTGCGGCTTGAGAACAACCTTTCCGTAGTCCGTTATCTTCTCGCGGACAATCTCCATGCGCCAGCGCTCGTGTATGTGACCAGTCACAACAATGTCAGCATCGCCGTATATCTCTGCGTTGCGCTGTGAGATAAGGGTTCCACGAGTGACCCTTCCTCCTCCTCCATGCCCATGGTGATACCGAAGCCATAGCGACTTTCGGTTGCTGTTTGTTTCGTCCACGAACCTGAGCTTGATGTATCCTCCGTATCCACCCACCTGCACATTGCTACCAGCCTCTTTGTTTAGGGTGTAGGCAAAGCGTGCTAGAACATCTGTTTGGTGGTGCTTGATAATAGACGTCTCGTGGTTGCCATGACCAATGACTGCCAGCTGGTGGGCATACGGCTTAAAGAAGTCTACCGCCGTGTTCGGCACATCGTCGAAATACTCTTCCCCACGGTGGATAGAGCGCAGTGCATCCGATGACTTGCGCCGGTCATACTTTCCCTGCATCAGGCAGAAGAAGTCGCCGACATCTATGACGGGTGCGTTCCTCTCTTTTGCTAGCTCAAGGTGTCTCTTTTGCAGATCCCAGTCAGAGTGCCTGTTGTCCCAGTGGCGGTCTCCTGTTATCAGAAGCCACTGCTCCCATTCGGAATTGGTGTAGGCGGCTTCAAATCTAATCTCGTGCGCATCGGGTCCAAGCCTATCTACGGTCCACATAAGCTATGTAGGTTTTTGTTCACAATCGCTGTCGAGCAAACAGTGACAGGGAACATGTTTGGTATGCTGCTGTAGGCTGCAATAGTGAGCTTTCCGTATGTGTGAGCTGGGTGAATCCTAGGACCAGCAAGAGCTATGAGACGGACTCACAATCCTCCAAGGTGAAAGGAAAAGGGGGGCGAGGTTGTGTGTGTACCTCGTCCCCCTTCTTTCTTTTAGTCAGGAAATGTAGCCATATACTCCGGTGGCGTTTCGATCTCGGTCTCAAAGTCTAGGGACTGGAAGATCTCTTTGTTTCGAAGATATATACCTAGGTATCCAAGGTCTCTAGCGCGTATGTCGTCAGTGTCCTTCAGCAAGGATCGCGTGTCTACACCCTTGAAGTACCCATCCTCAACGGTTTGTGCCATCTTGGAGGATATGATCTTGTCATCTATCATGTATTCCAAGGTCTGACCCACGTCCCCGTAGTCAAATAGATAGGATATTGCTAGCACGTCCTGATCCAGCTCCATCTGTGCCCGGAGGTACTCCCGGTTTGTCTCTTGGATTTTATTGACAATATCCTCCTCTTCTAACCCCGCCTCCTCTGTTAGGTATCTCTTCAGTTCTGAGGTGGCTGAGGCGCGGATATTCTGATACCTGTTGTACGCCCCCTTGCCAGCAAAAGACCGGTTGAGCTTGGAGATCCTGAATCCAAAGAGCGCGGACATCTCCCTCTCAAACTGTGCCTCGTCGTCCTTCTTGTTGGCCTCCACCATTCTTCTGATCTGCTTAATGGTGGTGGGGAGGGTGCTAGAGAATATGTGGTCCAGCCGCTTCTCTACAATCTCGGCAGCGCTGTCAACGTCTTCGTTGTAGAGAGTGCCACCGCGACCATTAGAGTTGCTGAAGGCCTCAAGAATGGCCGGGATAGCCACTTCCTTGGACACAAATGGGGATATAAGGCCATATATGCTCTCATACATTGCGCCAACGACGTCTCTGGCGTAGTCATCTGGCGTGTACTCCCTTGTATTCTGCTCCCAGTCTCTTCCGAACGCAGTTCTAGCGAGGTTTTTTATAGCGTCGGTCTGAATGCTGTGGATGTTAAAGAAGCTGGTGTTTGTATATAGGATTTCGTCCCTGTTATTTGGGTTTCTGCCAAGCACCACAAGGTCTGAGTTCTTGTAGTAGTCAGGGCCAAGCCTGCGAAGGGCGCTGTTGTACTCCCACTCGTCCCACATCCGCTCCGGCGGCTCATCGTCTCCACTGAAACGGCTTAGCGCAGAAAGCCAAAGGACAGCCTTCGTCGTTTGCAGCGCTACAGAGTTTGAGGTCACAAGAAGTAACCCGCTAAACCGAGCCGCCCCGCGCCTAATTCGCGCAGGATTATTTTGCGCCTTGCCCTCTGTTACCTCCTTGAATGCCTGCCTTGCTATCTCGATCCCATTTCTTATCGCCTCAAAGGAAAATGACGGGAAGGCTGCCAGAAGCGGGTTAAGCACACCCCACTTCCTTATACCGGGAGAAACCTCGGAATACGTGGGTGTTGTTTTTCTGACTATAGGGGCGGCCTGATCCATGAGCCACTCAATGTCGCCAGCCTTGTCTGGGTATTGCTTGGCGAGGGACCGCATTTCGAGATCGGCTGACATGATCTTGAATATGTTGTCAGAACCCTGATAGACAGACGAAGCCTTCTCACCGGTTGACTTGGCGGCAGAGACAACTTTCCCGGCAACACCTTTGCCATCAAGACCAGAGGATGTTTCGTATAGCTTTCTGATCTCGCTCTCCTCAGTTATTGCTAGCAACCTGCCAAGGTCGTCGCCAGCACGAGCGCTTTCATTCAGAACGCCCCTTTCTGCGAGACCCGTTAGAGCATTCTCTACCGTTGTTTCGATGCCTCCAAACACAATCACATCATCCGGCTTGGCTGTCAACCAAAACTCCTTGTCAGACCCAATGGCATTTTTGAGCTTGCTTCTAGATTTGGTCAGATCCTTGAATCCAGCCTGAGCCGACACTCTGGTGGCTTTAGCAAATCCCCTCGGCACATGCCCGTTTGACACGGGGAATAACACGGCGCTGAGCAAGTTTCTTATTTGAGTTGGGACCGAAAGCACGAGCAAGCCAAACTTCACAACAGCGTTTGACTTGAGGGCGATCTTGTGCAGCGCACCCATATCCTCATTTGCCCCGAAGTGATACCTAAGCATGTCATAGATTTCTGCATCTATGCGGTACCCGTCAAGCGGCGCAAATGCCGGGTTGTCTTTTTTTGAAATCAAAACCGGGTTTTCCATTGACTCGGACAACGCCCTTTCTGGAGACATGAGAACATCCGGACCCAGCGTTTCCTTCATGGTCAAGAGCAAGTCTGTAACCAGAAGCAAATCAGACTGCTTGACAATGGTGTTTACCCATCTAGCTTCGGGCGAATCGTATTCTCCAAGAAGAAACCGCTCCCAGTCCTTCAGGGTTTTTCTTCTATTGAGTATGCCGAGATCGCGCTTTAGCGCATTAGCCTTTTTGCTCTTAGGGTCTCCGCTATATACACCAAGGAAAGCATCTACTCTCTCGTTTACACTCTGCCCATAGGGGTCTATGGCCTTTTCCATTGCGGCCCTATGCTTCCTGAATATGGCCTTCCACTTGGACCCCTTCTTCATTGGTATGGTTACAACCTGTACGCCATACTTCTCCTTGTACTCCTTTTCTGCCGCACGTCTAGCCTCGATTGTTACCAGCCTGCGCTTTTCCACAGATCGAAGCTGATTCATAGCGCTGACAACCTCGGTGTCGCCAGCGGCCTCTGCATCCTTTACGATCTGAGCCCAGTCACTCTCTGCATGGGCACGGAACGCTCGCGTCAGGTATACGCCCGTATTTTCCTGAAATACAGCAACAAGTTTTTCGTCAATCTGCCCCTGCTCGATTAGTTTAATAGTCAGGCTGTCCACCATGCCGCGCAGATTCGTTGCCTGCTTTTGCACCGACTCAGGAAGATCGAGAAGTGCCTCCTGCTCCCCACCCAAAAACCTATTTAGCGCGTCCCGTTGCTGCGGGGTCACTTTGTCATAGCCGCCGTTAGACTCTGCAAAGGACGCATCTAGCTTGGCCAGCGCCAGCTTGATGCGAACCATAGTGCTCATTTTCCGACCCCTCGCCATAACGGAAATAGCGTAGGCCTCCTTGGACCTGCGGGCAAGTGACCCTCCGGGCAAAACGAAGTCCCACCCAAGTTTCTTTAGGCGCTGCCGCCACGTTTTTTTAGTGCTACACGTTGCTGGCATTATTTACATGTGCTAGAGTTTGCCAATCTTGCGGCAAGCTGCTTCGCCTCCGCAAACATAGACCTAAAAGAGGAGTAGCCCACACCGTTATCGCGTCTCGTTGTTGCCTCTGCGCCAAGCGCGGCTATTACTTGGGTTTCTGCTGTTGCCCCTGCACTGCTTGCCGGAGCAGGGAGCGCAGCTCCGAAGACACTCGGGGCCTGCTGAGGTGCGAACGCGCCTTGGCCTGCTTGCCGGTCGAAGAGCTCGTCTGCTTGTTTTCGTATTTCATTGGACAGCCTAATTCTGTCGGAGGTTGTTATATCCTGCTCGGAAAGATAAGAAACGGCCTCTGGGAATGATGTCGTTTGGCCCAGACCCATAAGCATAACATCGTCTGCCATCGCTTCTAGCTCGGCATAGGTAGCTTGGCTCATGTCCACGCCTGTTCTCGACAGGAATGTAGACGCTATTGCCGGAAGGTCTTCACTGAGCTGTGCATTTTGATACAGCGTGCTATTGCGAACGCGGTCCCACTGGCGCTGCTCCATAGATGACGGAGCTTTGCCGGTGAGTTCCGTGTATCTGCTAGACAGCTTCTGATATATTTCTGACTGAGTGCCCTGCTCTCTGGCAATAACCATAGCATCTAGCACTTCATACCTGTTCTGGCTGTGAACCGCGACGTGATCCAGCGACTGATCCATCGTGGCCCCGGCTGGAATAGTGTCTACAACAGATCCGGAGTAGAGGGCATCAGACATCTTGCCCCGAAGTATAATTGGGTTCTGGTTTGCCGCATCCGGAATACCCATCCTGTCTGCCATGTCCACCAGATCGACATCGCTAATCTGCGACATCTCTGCGTCTGGGGCGAATTGGCGGGTGGGCATATATATAGGCGGGCGCTGAACCTGAGCGTCTAGACCCCTAGATACCGCATGGTTGAAGGCTGCCGCTACAACTACCGGGGACGCCTGCGGGTCGCTACCAGCAGAAACTATTTCCTCATCCGACTTGGCGGCCATCTTCTGGTACACGTCAGCGTACCTAACTCTAGCAGACACGGATGCCGTTGGGCCGGGTGGGGCATACTGGCCCTGAATCTTGTCTACCTCTTGCCTCTGCAGCGCCTGACCCTGTTCATACGACTCAACCATAACGCCGTCTCCCGCCTTGTATGGAGATGCGTTTTCTGGGTCGTAAACCATAAACACTACATCTGGGCGACCGCCATTGTATTCCCCAAACAGGTCATAGTCCCACCCCGGAGGTGCGTATTCGTCATTAAAGGGAACCCTAGCAACGGCTCTGAATCCAGACATGCCATACAGAATCGGCAGCACAGTGTCGTATGCGTCTAGGTGCGTGCCCCCATTCGCTACAGCCGCATTAAGTCCATATTCAACAAAGCCTTTGTTGCTTGCGCCAGAAGAAAAGACCGATACAATGTCTCCGTCAGGCTTTACGGCCACGCCAGCCTGAGAGTCTTCACTAACAAAAACCTTAATGCCAGAGTAGTCATCGTATACGTCAACAGCTACGCGATAGGGGTTGGCCTCTAGCGCGGAAACCATGGACGACCTGAAGTAGGCTGGCCCCTCTTCTTCAGACAGCTCGAGAACCCTCCTTGTCCCCAAGCCCTGCGGCGTGATGCTATAATCTGTCTTTACCGCAGATGTCTCATCACCCCTCCTTACAAGTTGAAGGCTTCCACCATCCTCAACTGTGCCTCCGACATTTTCTGCTTCTCCTTCTCCCACCCCTCCCTGTCGAACTTGAATGGCGGGAGCTGCCTCTTCTGCGGCTGGCTCTCCTGCTGCTTCTGGGGTTGCGGCTGGCTCTGCGGCTGGCTCTGCTGCTGCTTCGGCTCCATCTTTGATAACCTTTTTTTGTGTGCTTAGTTGCTCATACTCCAATGCAGCCCCTTCTGGATCCGCATTAACAATATCTTCTCTATTGGCCAGCTCCTGTGCGGCGATGTCGCCCCGAATGTCACCCTCTTCTGCGGCCTCTACAACCTCGATAAGCTGATTGTTGTCAAGCTGTGTAGCAGCCTCCTGTATCTGCTGCACCATTGCGGGGTCTGCGGCAGGCGTGGGCAGCTGCTGGCGACCATCCCTGATGTCCGCAGTGCTTGGAGACAGCCTGTTGCCGACAGACGAGATTCCTTTTCCGGCTGTAACCGTTGCTCCGGAGGCAATAAGACCGGCGACGAAAGACTCCCCAACACCCTCGGTGTAAACCCTGTCTGGATCCCACCCGTACTTTGCCCCGATGTTTGTTATAACGGTCTGGATTGCCTCGGTGACACCTTCCGTGCCGCCAGACTTGGCAATCTGCATAACGTCGTTAATAAGCTCGCGCTTAAACGCCTTCTTCATGCCAGAGGATAGTGCCGCGCTATCGGCAAGAGAGCCAATGGCCTTTACCGCACCTCTAGCACCAATCATTTCGACCATACCAGCAAGGGTTCCGGTAGAGATAGCCAAGGCCGCATCTCTTCCCGTCAACTCTCGGATGCCGCCAGTCTCTTGGTCTACCAGTGCATCTGAAAACTGGCCGCCTATCTCCATCAACGAGCCAGCCACAAGGCCGCCAGCAGGCCCAGCTGTCGCATAGGCAGCCATGGAAGCTGCTACGGTAGGCAGCGTTTGGGCGGCAAGCGAACCAACAGAGGCTGCACCGCCAGCGGGGTCGTCGATAATAGTTTCTGTAGCCGCAGATACGTAGTCGGCAACATCCGTGGCAACGTCTGCAACAAACTCAGAAGCCTCCGGCACAATGGTCACGCCCGTCAGGGGATCTACCATGGGCATGTACTCGGCCTCGTAGCCCGCATCCTCCCTCTCTTGCTTTCTCTTCTGCTTGCGAGCCTCGATGCTAGCATTGCCTCTGGCTATCTCCTCATCTGCAGATAAGTATTGCTGCGCCATCCGAAGGAGCAACAGCTTGTTCTGCATCGGGCGATATGCGTCATCCCCTTCTGGGGGACCAAATAAACCCTGCTCGACAGCCGCGCCCAAGCCTGTCACTAGCTGCCCCATAGTAACGGCTGCTAGGCCGCCTATCTTGGTAGACGTGCTAATAAAATTACCAAGGCTGGACAGAAAGCCAGTGTCGTCATCCTCCTCCAGACTTCGCTTCAGCTCGTTTTCTGCAGCGGCAACCGTGTCTGGCCGCGTCGTCTTCAGGTACTCATACATCTGAGGACGAGTAACGCCGGGCTGACTGGCGTACTGAAGGAAGTCTGGGCTAGCAGAGGCCATCCCGATTTCTTCGTATGGGCTACTGCGTGGCTCCATCGCTTATGGTCAGAGGTGCTTGTTGTCTGTGGATTGGGTTACAACCCAGTAGCGCTTCGGGTTGATTTTTCGGGTTCTGGTATCGCCACGTCTTTGCCTAGGACTCTTTGAATCAGCACGAGCTGCTCCTGCGCGACCAGCCTATCCTTAGCGGATGTATTCCTGTCATTTAGAATCCTCTTCCACCCCGTTCCAGATACAAGAAGGTCTTGCTCAGGAAGAAACTCATACATGTTTGTGCCACCCTCACCAAGGTCCATGCCTTTGACAAGCGTGTTATAGGTCGGCAGAAGCGCAATGTCGATTAGCTCATTGTCCGCAAGCTGAAGTCTTTCCCTTACTTCTGGTGGCAAAAACCTAGCTTCAACAGTGGGTCGCTCGACGGCAACCTCGCCCCTAGCCTTAGCCGCCTCTTTCTGAACCTCTAGGCCCTCTTTCTGGACCTCAAGCCTTTCAAGATCAAGCTGATACTGAGCCTCATCTCTCCATGCCTGCGACTCGGTCTTGATCTTGTCAAGATCAAGCCTTTCTTGTGCAAGGTCAGCTTCTCTTTGACGGATTTTGTCTAGAGCGCTCGCCTCTTTTTTCCGCTGTCCCATCTCAGTCTTAAACTGCTCCTGCTGCACACGGGCAGCCTCAGCACGCTCCGCACGGTTGGCAGCGTTCTCAAGGCCACGGGCCAAGACGTCTACAAATCTATACTGGTATGCCATTTTTTATCCCATGCCCATTGTTGCCGTAACGCTGGTCTGATTTCCCCCGCGAAAACGGCCAAAAAGATTACTGATTCGCCCCCTGCCCCTGCTCATAACATTGCTAAGGGCAGTGCCTTCTGTTGGAGAGGTAAGCAATGTAGCACCAAGACCCAACAGGGCGTCTAGGTTTGCCGCACTTTGCTCGCGTTCTGCCATTGCCATTTGCTGGCCAAACTGGTATTCACTGGCCTGCTGCTGGCGCTCCGCTAGACGCTGCTGGTAGCCAAACTGCTGGGCCTGAATCTGCTGCCCGACGAGACCAGCCTGAGCACCCGTCAGCCCAAGGAGCGTCTGGGCTCTCTGCTGCTCTAATCCCACCTGCCCCTGTAGGGCCCTAGAAGAAATCTGCTGCGCCTCACGCTCTGCCCCCTCCATGCCAAGCCGTGCCGCTGCGCGGCCTGCGCCCTGCTGGACTGCGCTCTGGATGTATGCGGCTGGGCCAAGAGCGCCAGCCTGAGCGCCCCGATACGCCTCCTGTAAGGTGTTCCGATTTCTCTGCTCGTTTACCAAGCCAACCGTCTGGGTCAAAAGAGACCCAAGCCCTGTTCCGGCAGTGGTGTCGTAGATGGGAGCAGACGACATGGGAGCCATGCCCCCGCCGCCTCCCTGCTGGGGGCGAGTGCCCCTAAAAGCACTACCGGCAGCACCTCCGATCATGCCGCCAATGGGCCCGCCAACCGCATATCCGGCGATTGTTCCAATGGTTCCTGCGTTTCTGCTGAGAAAACGGCCTATTCCGAATGGCATAGCTCTAGGGTTTTAGTTTGCTAGCAATTTACGGGTTATGCGGACACCTAACAAGCATGCTAGACTATCTTGACTGTGCCTGCGTCGTTCCACAAATCGCCCGCAGATAGCCCAGTGGATGAGGTTGGAAGGGATCCCAAGTTTATGTTGCCGCCAGCAGACAGGTTAATGTCAGTAGTGGCTGATATTGTGAAGTCGCCAGTCCTTGTTATAGAGCTAGCATTAAGAACAAATGGAGGCGTCAAGATATTCCCAAGCCGAATGTCAGCAGATCCTCCGGTTATATGAAGGAAGCTCCCGTCCAGAAAGGCAGTACTGCTCCCAGAGAAATTTATTGTGGCAGAGCTTCCGTCATAAAAGGCAGTAGCGGGGCCCCCGCAGTTAAATATCCCGTTTATAAGGGTAGCCGTTTTGCCGGTTGATACATTCTTGTGCGTGAACGTGCCTGTCGTTGAGACGCTGAAGTTCGTGCCGTTCCACGTAACACTATTGTTGGCATCGCCAGCAAGCCCAAAGTTTCCGGAGCTATCTATGTACGCCTTCCATGTTGAGGATGCGGCGTCCCAGAACCCTAAGTAGCTTGGGGCTAAATACAAGCCACTTGACGCCGGGCTATCCGAGTCCGCTATGTTAGATGCCGCGCTTGGAAGATTGCTAATCTCCCCATTCCAATCCGCGCCAAAAGTAGCCCCGTCTTCCGGCTTGTTTGTGCCGGTCACGTCGTCGAAATCAACAGACGACCCAGCCGTAAGCGTCATCTGGCCCTGTATTGAGAGGGTTGATGCTGCCGAGTTCCAGCTCATAAAGTCAGTTCCAGATCCCGACAAGGCAAAATTGCCAGAGGAATCCATGTACGTCTTCCACGAGGCGGTAGAGGAGTCGTAAAAGCCAAAGTAATCCGGCGAAGCATAAAGACCGGATGCTGCTGGGGCATTACCCGTATCAAATCGTACTGGGATGTCGGCTAGGTTTCCAGTCCAGCTAGCCCCCAAAGTTGCGTTGTCTTCTGGCGCATCAGCCGTGCCAGCAACGGCCCCCCACTCCACAGTCGCCGTTATGGCTATATTCCCAGCCGTAAGCGTGCCCATGTCTGCGCTCAGGGCAGACAGCTTGGCGGCGTAAATAAATGGGGCTGTGATCGACACCTTTGTGTTCGACACAAAATATGCTGCCTCCCCGTTCTCTGTACCTACAGAATAAACGCCTACAAGAATCCTTCTTCCAGATATATCACCGGCAAGGTTCTCATCGGAGGTTATCTGCAGGTCTGTCTCCGGATCGGATACCGTGTGTATAGACGAGTCGTTATCCGTAGAGGAGTCTGGATCATGGAATATATAGTATAGCGTCTGTGGCGTTGTTGGCACTGGTGGCGTGCCGTTGGGAATGTCGCCTGAGGAGAGGGTGTACTCCGTTCCGTCTCCCCATGTGATCGTGCCGCTGTACGTAAGGATGTCCTCTAGCGCAGTAGTAAAGCCCTTGTGGGCCAAGTCTATCTTTACCGACGCCCTCTGCGATGCGCTAGCAAGCATGTTCGCAGTAATGTCCCCATCGTTGATCTCTACAGCTGCGTCAAACGTATACTCTGGCTGTGGCGTTGTGATTGTTGCACGCTGATACAGCTTGTCGCTTGAGTCGCCAGCCAGTGACAGCTCATTAAATGCTGCGGCAATGGCAAAAACAGGGACACCCGGAGCATACTGCCCAATTAAAACATCAAAGTTTTTGTTGCTGGCGGTAAGATCCTGCTGGTAGTCACTAAAGCCAAGGCTCGACAGGTTGTCCTCGTCAGAGCTCCAATGGGCATACGCGGGGGTGCCGGAAGCTATCGCATCGCTCGGGCCAGAGGCGTCTGCAGTCACAGTGACCCCAGATCCAGCAGATACGTCTTGGGATATTACAAAAGAATATGCCCCTATACTTACTACGTCGCCAATGTACAGGTCGTATGACAGCGTGGTAAAATTAAGGGTGATGGTTGGCGTGTTGTTTACGGCAATAGCGCCTGTCGTGCCTATGCTAGATCGCACACTAAGCCCAACAGACAAGCTGTCTAGGTCACACTGGCCCGTAGCATATACATTCCAGTTGGCCCCATCGTACTCGCCAACGCGCAACGACATGGACATTACGTCCGGAAGCCTGTCCACATCGAATACGTTGCTTTCTTGTACTAGCGCATACCCACCAGCATCAACGGCTCTAATATGGACCTGAAATCCTGCTTTTCGTTCTCGTGATACATACTTAGGTATCTCTGCCCGGAAGCGATAGTATCCCCCCTGAGGGTAGTTTATCTCCCCAGTGCCATCGTCCTCTACCCATTCAATAGACGTGGGACTGGTGAGCAGCCCAGTCCAAGTCTCTGTCTCGGGGGTGTTGCCGTATTCGGCGTGTCGATACTGGACATCAGCAACCTTGCCCCATCCGGACACAAAGGCGAGCTTAGCAACAGCATACTTCTTGCCAAGGGACTCCTCCTCGTACCACTCCGTGAAATACTGCACATCAGAAAACTGTGTTGCAATGTCAACACTTTTGCGCACGGCTACGATCTCACGAGAGATGCGATTGTCAATGTCCTCGTTCTTCGCAGAGATGCGATTAACCGCACGGCTAATGCGGTCAAGCTCCTTCTTCAGAGTGTTGGGATTGTACTCCTTGGAAAGACGAGATACTGGTGCAGATCCTTTTGCCATTATCTAGGATTGATTCGTCGTCTGATAATCGTAACGTCACTGCAGTCAATTCCACTTGTGCCCACGGAGTCGCTCAGCTCTATAGCAAATGTCCTAGACTCGTTCCATGACTGATTGCCATTCTCTGTCAGCTCATATTTGTGCAGATATGCGTTGTCGTCCAGCGATGTGGTTGCCGGTGCTAAGATTCCGTCATTGTAAGCGGAGTCGTTGTTGTAAAAGATTACCGCAGGCGGTTGTCCGCTTACGTTATTGATGTCGCTTGTGCTGACATAGGCATGGTAATACTTGTGAACAGCCCCCTTCTCGCCATACTGCCTAGAGACGAACCTCCACCTGCGGTAGTCATCCGTCTTTGTAAACGCTCTGTAAAAGAGACCGCCGCCCAAATCCCTAGCATACATCACGTCGCCCAGTGAGTTGGTGTGGGCGCTTGTTATATGGAAGTTTCCAAGCAGTGTGAACGGAACCCATCTTCCGGTTGGAACATGATACATAAGGCCAGCCGTTACGGGGTTTCCATCTTTGGCTCTGCGGTATCTGTAGTAAACAATTAGGCTGTTCTGAATAGGCGAGTATGCACAAACAGGGGTATACGACGTGTGGTGGTTTAGCCATCCAACGTCTTCCTTCTTTCCTTCTCCCTGCTCGTTGTGCTTCGGAGGCTTGTATAACCTGTTGATGGCCAAGCCAATAGGCATTACCTCGTTAGCTACAAACTGATAGATGCCCGTCCTGCTCGCCCAGAACAATCCCGACTCCGTAGAGACAATACTTTTCTCAGAATCGCAGCCAACGCCTTCCCACGTCTCCTCTATATCAAAGGCAATGGGATCAATTACATACACCCTGCTAGCAGAGAACGCATATACACGGCCTCCGTACGACACCAAAGCGGTTGGCTTGCTTGGCAGGACCAGATACTCTCGGCTCCAGTCAAAGGTGTTGTACCTAAACGGCTTAGACCTAAACAGCCAAGTGTCCACATCCTCTAGCTCCTCTGACCAGCAGTTGCCAATGATGTGGTAGGCGTTAGATATGCAGGACGTGGCCCAGTGGATGTTCATGTTATCCAGAGTGGCAGCGTACCCGGTGTTCTGCTCAAAGGTGTACGTACCCGGCAAGCTGTCTAGCACCCACAGATATATGTAGTCGCCATCTTCTGCGAAAGAAACTGAGCTGCCGACTGTTGGCTGCTCTTGAAACCAAGTCGTAACGCCAGATTCGTTGTACAGGTTGTAGAAGTTTATAAATGCTGGCTCGGACTCCTGAGCCTTGCCAGATTCGTCCGTGAATACTTCTGATCGGTATATCTTGACGCCTGTGACCCTGCGATTCAGGGTAGGCAACGAAGAGCCACTATCGTCTAGCAGGCGAACCTTGAGAAAGAAGCCAAACTCCTCGATGCCCTCGGCAGGTGTTCTTGCGTTGAGGCTTGCCGTGCCTCCCCCCGTGGCTGTTCTCCAAGCAGATGACGTAAAGTCTTGTGATCCGCTGTTATACGCTGGGCGGTCGCCCATGATGTACAACTTGTCCTGATTCGTAGTCTCGTTGGCTATGCGGACATAATTTGCATTGTACTCGCCCTCGAACGCCTTTCTGCTTTTAAGTTGTATGCTATCCTTGGAAAGGCGCACCTCCATTAGGAGGGCAACTGGCGCTTCTTGGCTTCCATCATAAACAGCGCTGGCATAGTACCTGTATGCCCTTCCTATTCTAAGGTTGGCATTAGTCGAGTCGTAAGAGTTTACCGAGTCAAGAGCCGTAGTGGTATCGC